AATCATATAGGTAATTTATATAACTCAAATATACAACTATGAAATCATATATGCAACTATTTGATGTAAAATACACATAAAATTTACATTTGGTGCTTGTATGAATCATTTAGGCGACAATATTAAACGCATTCGTAAAACGGCAGGTATCAGCCAGCAAGAACTTGCTGATATGAGTGGCGTATCTAAAGCTCAAATTTCAAGATTAGAAAATGGGGAACAAAATAACCCTCAAATAAATACGATAGTATCAATCGCATCTAATCTAGGGGTTTCCATAGAAGAAATTATTTATGGTGAAAAAACAGATAGCTTTTCTTACTTAGAAAAGGCTTTAAAAGAGCTTCCACAAGATGATCAAGAGTCAATCAGAAAACTTATTAAAGTCTGGATATTGATGAGCCAAAGTGAAAAACTTCAGACATTAGAGTAAGTGAATAATTTTTAATCTAAAATGTGTCATTTTGACACAAGAGTGGACTATTATAGGGTAGTCCACTGCCCTAACAACTCCATTTTTCCCCCTAAAAGGTCATATCACCGCCCYCTAAAATACCCACRTCTTGGRCTTTTACTGTAAGTTTTYACAAATTCATCAAGATCTATTGGTACATTAGAATTAACAAGTTCCTGCAAAAACAGCATAAAATGCTCTAATTGGTCAAAACGCTTGTCTGTGTCGGTTTTACTTTCATTATTATCAAGTTTAAAACGGACTTCAATGGAATTAACACCTATATAAATGCGGTGTTCGGTCGTTTTAAGTAGTTTGACCGTTTCATAAAAATGCTTTGGTGTAAGATGAGATAAGGTAATATTAGCCATAATTTCGCATAACAACAGGTTATGTGTAAATTCTCGTGCAGTGGGTCAAGCCCTATTATACTGCACTCGAATTGTAACATAACCTGTAAGGCATTATGCGAAATTATCATTGATTAAAAAATTAGCAGTCAAAAAAAGAAAAGATCCTTTTCAAACTAACGCGCTTCGCTTGTTGAATCCTTAAAATAAAAAATCACGTCCTCATTCTTCCGGGCGTGATTTTTTATTTTAAGGATTTCAATTAATTTTAGCCGCTAAAATTTGTCAAACAAATTTCTCGGACTATTGATTTTATCCTTTATTTTTTGCCTCCACTTTGGTAGTTGTTGAGGAATTATATAAAATTCAATAGCACCGCAAATAAATAATAAAAACAGAACTTGAAGCAGTAACCTCAATGTATTATAAAGATCGCCTACTACCAGACTAACTAACAAAAAAACCAATCCCAAAAAACAAAATAAATAAGCAAAAAAACCACCAACTCTCCAAACAATAGGAATAAATAATAAAAACTTATCTAAAATATAGTAAAGAATTTTTTCCTCTTTTGTTACAGTTGGTATTTTCATAATTATAGCCCTTCCCTCATTCTAAAATCATATTTATCAATTTGCTCAGGTTTTAGTAATCCTTGATTGCATAAAATACTTGAAACTGATTGCCAATCAACACAAGGTCTATTAAAGCGACAAGTCCATTTGGGGATACCTAATGCAATATCATCTATAATAAGATCTCCATATGCTTTCGGAGAGCTTGTAAATTTATATTGTTCGGGATTAACATTAACAGAATATAATGGAATATGGTTATCTTTAAACCATTTCAGAGCATCGTCAAGATAGCAATCATCTGCACGCATCGTAAATAAAATAAGATTATGCCCATTTTTAACTAGGTCCTTGAGTACTTGTGCTGCCCCAATATCCTCTCCAATTTCTGGAAAATTATGGGTTACACAAGTACCGTCAAAATCAATCAAAATATTCACAACTATTTTACCATTAAATTTTAGCCGCTAAAATTTTTGTAATAACATCTTTAATCAAAGATGTATTACCTGTTTGTAAATCAAATTGCTTACTTTCTCTTGAATAAATTTCAAAAAACGATAATGACCCTTTTTCAACAACAGATGAAACATTTTCAGCTAGTTTAGATACCACAAGATCATGATGTTCTTTAGGTACATAACGTGGGTTTAATCCTTGAGCCTGTTGTTCTTCAGCTCTTTCTATTGTGCTATGCCAACTAGTCTTTGATGAACAAGTACAAATGATTACACCCGTCTTATATCCTTTTCTTTCAAAGTTTATAAGCTCTTTTAGAGGTAGCTCAGCCCTACGGAATGTCCCCTCAATAACAATATTAAACCGTTGCTTGATTGCTTCATCTCTAATTTTTTCAACCATTTTCCCTGCAAACTCACCAGTATATTTAGAAAAATCTTTGCCATATTTAGCATAGATTTCATCAAAATATTGATGATAAGGTCTGAATTCATCACCATTAATTACTAGAACATTATTGTTTAATCTCTCAAGCATCAATTTGGAACCATAAGACTTTCCAGAGCCAGGTTGACCACCTAATAGTGTTGCTATTGGATATTTTTGAGAAGAAATATAATTACCTGCTAATAAATTGTCCCATACAAGAGGAAATTTTTTATCTACATCAATATCGACATCATAATTCAAAATATTTGCATCAATATTTAATTTATTTAGTAAATTGTATTTGCTAGCAATGCATTGTATCGAATGAGAGAGGAGTGAATAATCAAGATCTTGTGGTTGTGATTGATAAACGAGATGACGCAGTTCTACTAGATATGTTAGGTCATCATTAACATTCTGTTTTTTATAAGATTGACTTAATCTAGCTTGAACTGTTGATATTAGTTCAATCAATACATCTTTTTGCATTAATGTACTCATATTTACTCCAATAAAAAAGACCTAATTTATTCTACATAAAAAGGTCTTTTTTTTGAACAATTTCTCAAATTTCTTTAACTTGTAACAGAACAATTATATCCGTTTTTGTACTCGATTTTGATTTTCCCGTTAACCAACCCTTGGGCAAAAATGAAAACCCTGTTTCACCCTCTGTCAGCTTATTTTCGGCAAGACCTCCTAGGACAATAACGTCACCGCTTTTTACACTCACATCAGTCACTAAATCACGTTTAATCAAGGTTGGAGATTGATTAACTCCAGTATCTGTTTTAACAAAATTTGATAGTTGTTGCTGAATTTTCAAATCTATTGATTGATTCTTAATGGTTGGTTGAATATCAAAAATCACACCGGAAGAACGATATTCAATAGCCTGTATAGGTTTTCCATCTTGATAAGTAACATTTGACAATATCGGTACATCAGAACCTACACTAAAATTCCCTTTTGAGCCTGATTTAACTCGTAGAATGGGCGAACTGACAACCTGAAAACGGCCATCAGTGCGGAATAATTCAAATATTGCATCTAAATTACCTGCATTAACAGTTATGAAGTTTTCATAACTCTGTTTAACACCAATGCTGATACCCAATTTACCCGACAATAATTTTGCAAGTAAATTGATACCACTTCCCTCTTTTTCTACATCCTGAACCTCAAAGACATAACCTGTTACAATAACTTCACGGCTTTTCATATCAACAGCTTTTAACACCGATTTAATTCGGGCAATATCTTCGCTTGTTCCATAGTAAACCAACTTGTCGCCATTTGCAAAAACTTCCCCCTCACCTGCTAAAAAGCCTGCAAGGTATTCAACATCACGATGAATAGGGCTATAAACAAAACTACGCTTTACTATTTTAGGGGCTTTAGGTTCAACGTGGGCAATATAAACAACCCCCTTTTTCTCATACACATTGATCCCCATATTACCAAAGTATCTAGTAAGAAACTCATTAAAATTCTGCTTTTCGGTAGCGTGGAAACTGATTAACCTTGTATCATTTGCTAACTTAGGGTCAAGCATATAAGGCTTTTCAAGAACTTCATCATAAATCATTGAAATTGCCTTCGGTAATGGTACGGCTTCAAGTTTAAAATCAACATTTTTAGCATAAACGCTAAAAGATAACGGCAACATAGCCCACAAATAACACTTTTTCATCACTTTTCCCCTGAATAATAATTAACAATCTGATTATCTATTTCGCCTTGCAAGAGCCGACCACTAAACAAAAATTGACTACGAGGTTCTAAACGTAAACGACCTAAATTATCGGATAAGATCACATAGGCTTTATTATCTTTGACTAATTCACCTGTTATTCGCCACGTTTTAGATAAAGGTTTCATTATTCGCACAGGCTCTTGATATATCGCAGTTGGTACAGGTTGCTCTTGTACTGTACTACTTTCTTTTTGTTCACTAATAGTTGCTTTTTCTTCAGGATTGAAGAAGTTATAAAGATGATAGGCACAAAACATCGTAAATAAAGGAACAAATAAAATCAGAAAACGAACATACCAAGAAGAAAAAATAGACTGCCTTTTATCTGTGGTAACTTCTTTGGCATTTTCAGCCTCGTAAGATTTATACAGTTCAAAAATCTCTTTTTGGTACTTCTCTTGATAACTGTTCATTCTGTTACTTTTGAACAGCTTAATGCCTTGATAAATATCTACCCGATAGCGATTTTTCAGACCTAGTGAAACGTGCTTTTGCATTCGGTAAGTCGTTTCAATACGATCTTTAATAAATCGGGGAATCTGTGCGACATCTTGATTTATCACGACTAAATCACAAGTAACCCCTGTATCAGGGTGTGCGAAGTGCCTATGCTCTGCAATAAATGAACGGTGGTTTTTCGGAATTTCCTTATCATTGCCCCAAATACGCCAAACTTCATCAATAACAATCAAATCCCCTGCTTGGCAAAATGAAGTCTGATTTTCCATAGACGGTAAGAAATCCACTTCAAGGCATTTTTCATTTTCAACGTAGATCAATTGCCCCAACTGCTCTACTGTCAGTTTCTTATTACGTTTCAACAGGTATTCTTGGATTTTATCCTCATTCAACCCATAAACATTTGATACTACCCTACGCCCTTGAGCGATAGCAGGTAAAATCACAGATTTAACCACCTCATAGGACTTTCCACTGCCAGGAACACCAACATATGCAGAAATAGCCATAAAATTTCCTTATCCAATAATAGGTAATCTACGAATAATAAATCGGGCAAGCATAGCCGACACAAACAAAGATATTCCTAACGGGAATTGAAATGTATTCAAAAAATACCAAATACTTTCGGGAAGCTGTCCAAATAACTCATTCAAATCAGGGATTAAATTATTAGGGATAAATAAATCAATAATCACAGGTATAAATTCAGTTGTAATATAAAACAATGAAAAAAATATAAAAAATTTAGCAACAACCCCCTTAAATATAAAACCTAACAAACTAGTAACTAAAGATATTAAAACATTCATGAATCACCTCTAAGCACTTAATAAATGACGTAATGCAATAAATCCCCATAAAATGGTAAATATTACTTTAATTAAATTTTTTTGTTCTTCAATTAATTCACAATGCTCTTTTAACTCATAATTAAAATTTAAAAATGGAATATCAATCTGCCATTTTGGACACTGTGCTGAATGCGAGGTAAGCTTGAAATTCTTTAATTTTGGAAAGAACTGATTAAATGGCTCTAAAATCTCTCGTGCAGTTGGAGTTTCAAGTTCAGGGTATTCCAATTCAGATAGATCAGCATCTTCATCAAATCTACCCCCCTCATTAGGTCTAGTGTTTGGGTTGGTTGAAGGGCTTGGATTAACTACGGGCGAAGTGTTTGTTGTGTATTCAAACGTAATTTGATCGCCTGTTCCTGCTTTTGTAAATAAGTCTTGAAAGGTTGGTTGAGATAGTCCTAGCTCTTGTAAAGAAGCTTGAACTTCTTGAGCGGTAATCGGATTTGTAGGACTAAAAGGAATACCTTCATAATCAGCTTGAGAAGCAGCTGACATCATCAAAGCATTAAATAATTGAGCAAGTTGTGTCGCTGTCAATGGCTGAGTATATAATCCCAAATCCAAATCAGCGATTGAGCCTAATTGTTGTTCTTGTGGTGTTGTTTGAATATTATCTCCAACCCAATTTGGATTGATTTCAAAATTGATATAGCTCACGGTTGTTGTACGTGTAGAAATCTGATAATCACTTTCTTTAGGTGGGTTAAAAGAATAAACCGTATCCTCTCCAGTATATCCAGAAAGCATAGGATTAAAGTCATATCTTAATTGCTTCTCAGTAAAAGTTTGTCGTACTGTGGGATGAATTCTATCGCCGATTTGTTGATGTCTTAAATAACGATTTTCTACAGTAGTTTTAGAATACAAATATTGATGTTCTTTTCCATTAATATTAACACTAAGATAACTTTCTTCCCCTTTTCCTCCCCATTCTTCTTGAGACATATATTCAGATAATTTTTCAAGTGAATTTGATTGAGCATACTCCCCTGTTCTTAACTCATCAAAATATTTATAGCGATTATCTAGCGTATCTGATTTATAGACCTCACTTAATTCATCTGAAATTTGTTTTTTCTCTTTAGAATATTGATAAATTACAGGATCATTTTTACTTGGGTTAGCATTAACAATTTTTGTTTCCCCATTAACTTGAATTGCGTAACGTCCATCAGCTAACTTAACTGCGCTAGGCTCAAAAGCCACAGAAACTTTATCATTTCCCTCAACATTTAAATCAGATAAGGAAATAACTCCACTACCTAATGCTAGTGCTACCCAAGATATATCTTTTGCGTGTCTTAAGGTTGATGTTGCACTTAAAGCAAAACGAGCATCATTTGCTGCAACTGTTCCTAATGCACGATACGTTTGCATTGTACGTAACGCTACTATTGAGGCATCATTAGCTGCAACACTTGTTATTGCTCTTTTAGCAACTACATTTCCTAGAACCCTTGTTAAAACAATTCGTCCACCGACAGCAATAGGCGCAAAAGCATAGGCAGTTTGAACATAAAAAAACTGGCAAAGCAACAAAATCACAATCAGCTTTTGAAACCAAGAACGACCACATAACCGCATAAAACCCCCGTGAAAAAGCTTGCTAATTCCCACATCATTTCCCCCTTATGAAAAGAGCCTAGATTTTCATCTAAGCCCTTTCCATTGTTTCATCAGACCAAACTAACGGATCATTGCACGGACTTTGTTAATACCCATTACAATAACCGTTACCCCAATCACAACACCTGCAACCGTTAAAATTCCTGTTTTGACAGAAGATACATCAATCTGATCAATAAGCGGTTGGAAAATGTTGCTTTCACTTGCTGAAGCGGTTGCTGATAATACGACTGTTGTTGCTACTATGCCTGCTTTCGCATAAAGATTTGAAAGTTTATTTTTAATGCTCATAAGATTTACCTTATAATCAAAATGGTTCTAACGAACCTGCTTAATTACTTGTCCTATTGCGAATGCGAACACATAACAAAATAAGACAAGTCCCATACCCGAACTAAAGTAACTCATCTCAAACGTACCTAGTTCGAAACTACTTGAATGTTCCACAGTTTGAAGTTTCACTGCTTCAGACTGAGGGACTCTCAAAATAATGTCATTACAACCGTCTCCACCGAAATTCATATACGGATGACAAAATTTAGTTGTAATTTCTATTTCATTATTCATATTTTTTAGCCCAAGATAATAAAATAGAGAAAATTTCAAGAATAATAAAAAATAAATTGAATATTAATAAAGTGGCAAAAAAAGAAATAGGGATTGACAATAAATAAATATAATAATCTAATTCCAGCGAGTGAAAAAAGGAAAAAACACAAATAAATGATAGAGAAAAATACATGAAAAAAGCAATAGTATATTCAGGAATAGCAAATAATAAAATTTGTTTGGCTATTTTAACTTTTATTAATTCAATCATAACTATTCCTTATAAATAAAATAAGCATAAGCAAAGTAGAAATATAGCCAATCCACTACCAATAAAAGAAGCTATTGTCATCTGTAAAAAATCGCTCATAATTCCACCTAAATTTATTTAACGTAACTTCACATTATGCGAACAAAATGGAATGTAACTAATTGATTTATAAGGATATTTTCATTTTAATGTTTATAACCATTTGATTTTAAAGGAAAATATCCTTATCTAAAATTACTTATCTTCAGCAGGAACTAAAATTACATCGCCAACTTGCAAATCAAAGTATCCGCTTGTTTTAAATGATTTTGGATGTACATAATAGCTACCTGCACCATAAGGAATTTGATCTTTAGCTAATGGCACTTTAAACTGCACTGGAAATTGACCGCCTAARTCAATATAAGCTTCTTGAGTKCGGATAAACCAATCTTTRCCCGTTTTTTCACTTTTGCCTGAACGTTCATCAATTCGAGATGTAGGGAAAATTTGAACTTTCAAAAGATACTGTTTAATGTCTTGATTACTCATAATGTTTTCCTTTTGGTTGGGTTAAAAATCTATGCGGCTAATAATTCAAAATCATCTAAAGTCGGTTCTGTATACCAGTCAGGTCTTTGACAGCTAAAGTCTATTTCAACAAGTTTCATCAAAGGAATGATGTTATGCCGTTCGTGAGCTTTTAGATTTTGTAATTGGGCTTTAGTTAAACCTACRGCYATAAGATCCTTTTCATATCTCCAAAATGTCTTACGATCCATACAGTTTGATGTTTCTCTATAGCCATCCGTAAGTAAATTTTTATAAAAACTGAATAAACGATCAGCTTTTGCATAGCTCACATTTCCTTTTGGAGTGATTGAAAAATAATTTTTCCGTAATAAACGCTGAATTTGATCTCTGTTGTAAATATTCATATTGCTTTCCCCGACAGCCTTAATAATGTCTTTGAATGCGTCTTGCCATAGGTCTTTAATCAGACTTCTACCCTGCTCTTCGTAATTTCTCTGATAGTTAATTAAGTCAAATAAATTGCGTGGGATTTGATGTTTATCTAAATAACGTTGTTTTAATCTTGCTTCAAAACGAACACATTTTTTTGAAAATTCAATGAGATTTGGATTACTTAATACTTGAATTGAGTTTTGCAGATACTTTTTACTTGGTGATTTTTTGAAGTCGTGCTGGGCTTCTTGTAGTCTTTTTTGAACTTCATTACCTTTTAGATAAACTTTTAAAATACGGTGTTCTGAACCYGAATTCCATTCWGCYGTTGTRTCATATTCTTTRTTATGTCTTGTGCGACGTGTTTGTCCTAAATGGATATTTTGGAAAAAAGAGATAAGTTGTTTTTGGATAGATTCTGAATCAATATGAGCTGAAAAAGTTACATCAATCCAATCAACTGACGTTTGTTCTATATCAACCATTTCATAAAGCTCTGGCATTGCTTTGATGAATGAACTCAACATTACAAAAGCACAGATTTCTAGGTCAGTTGAGCCGAAAACATTGTGTCCTTGCAATAATTTTGCAGGGCTTGCTTTCAACTCAACATAAGGCGGTGTTTTCATTCTGTCACTACCATTAAAGATTTTCATAGCCAATGAAGAAAAATGGCTAGGAATAGATTCATAAGGGTGAGATAGCTCCTGAACATCAAGATCACCGTCTATTTCAAAAGTCACATTTGATGATTTCAGTTTTATTCCTGTTCTTCTTGCAATTTCTATCAAAGTCTCTTTCAAAAACGAGGTCTCACCGTCCTTACAGACGATGATATGCTCTGCTTTGAAAGGGATAGAAAGTTTCAAGAAGTCAATCATAATA